AACTACTTATCAACAAACCGCAGGACAGCATCGTTGGTACAATGCCCCATCAGGCACAGCAGGTAACGCTATCACCTTCACCCAAGCAATGACACTAGATGCTAGTGGGAATTTAGGTATTGGTACAACATCTCCAGCCTATCCATTAGATATTGGTGCAAGTACTTCTGCAAATGCTATTGCGTTTACAGGTTCTGCTGCTAATGGTACAGCAATACGTGGAACAAATACAAATAGCAGTTCTTATTATACTTTAACTGCAATGGGCGGTTCTGGTTATGGAGTTTCTGGATGGGCAAATTCATTAGTACTTGAAGCTGTTCCTGCAAGTACAGGAAATTTAGTGCTTGGAAGCTATTCAAATAGCATTGTATTCCAAACTGGTGGTCGTGCAGAACGTATGCGTATTGATGCTAGTGGAAATTTGTTGGTGGGAAAAACATCGGCAAGTAATGCCAACATAGGTTTTCAAGTAGATTCCACAGGTATTTCGGCTTTTACAAATTCTTCTTCAACTTCAAGCACTAATACTTTACAAGTTTATTCAACAGGTGCTGGAGCTTATCGTTTTTATGTTGGAATGGATGGCGTTATACACGCCACTTCAATTGTTATTACCGCTATTTCTGATGAAAGATTAAAAGAAAATATTAAAGATATTGATACTGGTCTTGATACAGTAATGGCTCTTAAACCAAGACGATATGACTGGAAAGAAGGCAAAGGTTTAAATAAGAAAAACGCTGCTGGTTTTATTGCTCAAGAATTTGAAGCAGTATTTCCTGATTCAGTAGGAACATCTTTGGCTGGTGAAGATGATATTGAATATAAAAATATCAATTATGAAGAGCTTATTCCAACTCTTGTGAAAGCCATTCAAGAACTTAAAGCTGAAATTGACTTATTAAAAGGAACTGCAGCATGATTGAAAAAATACTAGCATTCTTAAACGCAATCCCAAGTGATAAAGTAGCACATTGTCTTGGTGGAGTTATCCTATTCGCTATTGGTCAGTTGTTCGGTTATGGCTTATTATTAGCTGTTGTCGGGGCTATTACCAAAGAGATATATGATTACTTTCACCCTGACACCCATACGGCTGATGTATGGGACGCAGTAGCTACTACTATTGGTGGTATAATCGGTTATGTAATCTATCTCGGTTACTAATCTAACTTAAGGAGTTTAAAATGAATTTTACTGACCAACCTATTAGCATCCCTGCAAATTTAGCTTTTGCTTTGTTGCAATATATTGGGTCTCGCCCTGCTAATGAAACTGCTGGTTTATTAATTGGTTTACAACAAACAGTAACTCCACAATTGCAAGCTGTAGAAGCTGCTTATGTTGCGTTAAATCAACCACAAGATGAAACACAAGGCAAAACTCCAGCCGAAACTGTAACAGAGTAGAAAATGTTTGGGAATTACCCGTTTTCTGCTAGGTCGATAAGTGGCAACATAATCATTTATTGTGCCGTTTCAGTAGCAGAAACGGGTAATGTCACAGATTCAGTATCAGAAAATGCGGTAGATGCAGTAACAGTCACCGAAATAGCAAATGCAGTAGCAACACAATCAGAATTAATGACTGCTGACGTAACTGTTACCGAAGCAGGGAACGCACAAGATTCTGTATCACAAAATATGACGGCATATTTAGCCGTATTAGAAAGCGGTAACGCACAAGATACAACAAGCGAAAGTATGTCTGCACCAGTTTCAATTATCGAAGCTAATAACGCACAAGACAGTCAATCAGAATCAATGTCTGCAAGTGCTTCTATTTCTGAAACTGGTAATGCAATAGATACGCAATCTGAAAGTATGACTGCTGATTTGACAATTTTCGAAAGTGGTAACGCAACCGATACTACTTCCGAAAATATATCTGCACCTGTAAATATTACAGAAACAGGCAACGCAGCCGATACGCAATCAGAAAGTTTATCTGCACCTGTCACAATATCTGAATCAGGAAATGCAGCAGATGTGAACTCTGAAATCATGTCTGCTGGTTTAACTGTAAACGAAGCTGGTAATGCACAAGATTTTCAATCGGAAAACATGAGTGCAAGCGTCACTGTGACTGAAGCTGGAAATGCGTCAGACACAAATTCACAGACAATGTCTGCACCTGTTACTCTAACAGAAGCAGGAAACGCTCAAGCAACTCAATCAGAAAATGCAATAGACGCAGTAACGGTATCAGAAACAGGAAATGCAAGCGATACTCAATCAGAATCAATGAGTGCTGGTGTAACTGTTAGTGAGGCTAGTAACGCACAATCTACACAATCAGAAAATATGTCTGCACAAGCATTAATAACTGAAGCTGGTAATGCTGTTGATACTGTATCTCAAAATGTAACAGCATATTTAGTAATTAATGAATCAAGTAATGCGCAAGATGCTCAATCGGAAATTGTTATTGCATTGGTCGCCATTTCTGAATCGGGTTTAGCTTCTGATAATGTTTCAGAACAAATGTCTGCGTATATAGCCATAAACGAAACTGCAAGCGCACAGGACGGCATAAATAGCACTTTAATAACACCTATCTTTGTTGCTGAAATTGCAAATACACAGGACTTGCAATCAGCATTGACGCTGGCATCTGCAAGTATAACAGAACAAGCAAATGCTCAAGACTTTGCTAGTGAAACGACTTATGTCATAGTTACGGTTATAGAGCAAGGTAATGCAGTCGATATTTATTATTCTGCGCCTATTTTTAATCTGTCAGACAAATTTTGGGTTGTTTCACCAAGAGCAGATTATTGGGAACAAGAAAAACGATTGGATTATTTTGCTGTAACTCCAAGACAAGATGTTTGGAATGTAGAAAAACGAATTAACTATTGGGCGGTATCACCTAGACAGGATTATTGGACTTTAAATGAATAATTACATTTTAGAGAAAAGAACGACAGAAGTTATTTGGTACGATATTGATTGTACTCATATCTTAGACCCTAATGAAATTATTACGTCCATCACTTCTATTACGTCAGACCAAACGGGTTTAACATTTGCAGGTCAAGCAATCAATGGAGTTCCAGTAACTTTTCCTAATGGAGTGACAGCAGCAGTTGGTAAAGTAATATCAGTTCAAATCTCTCATGGCACAGTTCCTTCGGGTTCGACAAATCAGTTTTATACTATTCGTCCTTTATTTGTTACCAATGAAGGAAATACAAGAGAAGCAACTGTTATTTTAAATGTCACTAACATTCCATTCCAAACAGGTAGGGTAATATAATGCCGTTAAAATCAGGTTATTCAAAAGAGGTTATTCAAGAGAATATCCGTGAAATGGTTAAAGCTGGTCATCCGCTTAATCAATCAATCGCTGCCTCTTATCAAAATGCTCGTAAATGCAGCGCAGTTGATGAAGAGGAAACAAAAGTCGAACATGAATCACATAAGCGTGATTTAAAAGAAAAACCTGATTCAGAAATTGTAGCGTTCATTGTTTATACAGACGATGACAAAATCCTTTGGATGCGTAGAACTAAAGATAATTCATGGGGCTTCCCTGGTGGTCACGTTGAAGAAGGTGAATCAGCAATTGAAGGTGCTATCCGTGAATCTCGTGAAGAAACAGAACACGTTCCAGCAACAGGCTTGCAACTTATTTATGAAGAAGGTAAGGTTCGTTTATTCGGATGCAACGATGGTGAATTTGCGCCTGAGTTAAATGATGAGCATGATGCGTTTGTTTGGGCTACGTTGGAGGATGCTCCGCATCCTTTATTTCCCAAAATTGACGGGCAAGAAGAAAAAATTGCAGAAGCTGCTGAGGCGAATGCTTCTGCAATGGATAGACGAGAATATGATACTAACGGGTGGTTTGAAGTAAAAGACAATCCGCTTTCAAAAACAGGTATTTTCCAATATTCAGGTGGTTCAATTTCACCTGAATGCGAACAAGACAAAATTTACAATGTGTATCGTCCAGCAGAAGAATTATCAACTGAAGAATGTATTAACTCATTCAAGTTGCTTCCCTGGATTGATAATCACGTTATGCTTGGCAGCGAAGATGAAGGTTTAACTCCTGCCGAGTCAAAAGGTATTCAAGGTGTTATCGGTGAAGATGTTTACTTCGATGGTGAATATCTTAAAGGTAATATCAAAGTATTTTCCGAAGCGATGAGTAGTCTTATCGCTAACGGTAAAAAAGAATTGTCCTGCGGTTATCGTTGCAGATACGAATACGCTCCTGGTACTTATGACGGGGTGGCTTATGACTATGTGCAACGAGAAATCAGAGGCAATCATCTAGCCCTAGTCGAAAACGGACGTATGGGTCCTGATGTAGCAGTATTAGACCATTTCACTTTTACAGTAGATAATAAGGAGCTTTTTAACATGGCTGAAGAAATCAAAGAATCAGGTAGCGAGAAGCCTGATATGACCCTAGAGGAAGTTCACAAATTCCTTGAAGAAGTCATGCCAAAATTGGCAAAAATTCAAGAATTAACGGGTCAATCTTTCGGTTCAGCAGGTGAAGAAGCTGTAGCTGACGAAGATGAAACCAAACCTGATGGCGACACAGAAAAACCTGATGGCGAAGCCGAAGATGAAGAAGGCGCAGAATATGGCGTAGGCGGTCAGAAGGAAGAAGAAAAAGAAGGCGAACGTGGTGCTGGTATGGATGCTGCTGCAATCGCTTTATCTGTTGAGCGTAAAATTGCTGAAAAAGCAAAACTTTACGACAAATTATCAAAACATATCGGTGCATTTGACCATTCAGAAATGGATTTGGACAAAATGGTTAAATATGGTTTGAAAAAACTTGGTGTAGAAGCTCCTAAGAGTGGTCGTGTTACATTCTTGAACGCTTACTTACAAGGTAAAGGTGTTTCAAGTGCTGTAGCTATGGATACAACTGCTACTCGCAAGAACAATTTTGTAAAACGTTTTTTGGAAGGTAAATAATTATGACTGCTGCGACATTTCAATCTACAGTCAACGTTAATCTTGGCTTTGGTATTCCAGGCGAATTAATTGTTGACGGTCCTCAACGTGTTGACTCATTAACTCTTGATTCTAACGGTGGTACTATTGGTTTGGCATTTACTAAATCAAACACTACTAACGTTGCAACTCAAGGTGGTACTGTAGGTACAGGCGTTCTATTCGCTGGTATCTTGGTAAACCCAAAAGTTTACGCATCGTTTGGTGTATCAGGTGCTAGTCCACTTGACCCTACATTGTTCTTGCATGGTAATTCACAAGGCGAGTTCTTAACAATGGGTACAATCGTTGTTACTCTTGTTGGTGCTGCTAACATTGGCGANNTNGTTCAATACAACACAACAACTGGNGTATTGTCTGCTGTTGCTCCTGGCGGTTCTGCTACAACTGGCAATGCTCTTATCCCTAATGCAGTGGTTTGGAACTACCCACAATCTGCAACAGGCTTAACAGCTATCCGTATCACTGAATAAGGAATAAATGATGAAATCACAAGAACGTAGTTACATTGCTCCACGCCAAGTCCGTGCGTTAGCAATGGATGAAAAAGACGTAGCTAACTTTGCTGACTTGTCAGACATTGGTATTAACTTTACCGACAAGCAAGTTAAAACAATGGCTAACTGGGCGATGGATAGTGGTAATCAAGGTGACGTTACTTCACCATCTATGACCACTCCAGTTCAATTTTTACAAAACTGGTTGCCTGGTTTTGTTAAAGTAATTACTGCTGCTCGTAAAATTGACGATTTGGTTGGTATTACTACAACTGGCTCATGGGAAGATGAAGAAATCGTTCAAGGTATCTTGGAACCAATCGGTAACGCTTTACCATACGGTGACTACACAAACGTTCCACTAGCTTCATGGAACACTAACTTTGTTCGTAGAACTGTTATCCGTTTTGAAAAAGGTATCAAAGTAGGTTCTTTAGAAGAAGCTCGTGCTGCTCGTATTCGTGTAAGCACTTCTGCTGAAAAACGTGCTTCTGCTGCTTTATCATTGGAAATCCAACGTAACTTGGTTGGCTTCAATGGTTACAACGGTGGTAACAACTTGACATACGGCTTCTTGAATGACCCTGCANTNCCAGCTTACGTTACTGTAGCTGCAACTGGTACAGGTNNTTCAACATTGTGGGCTAACAAGTCTTTCTTGCAAATCGTAGCTGACATTCGTGTTGCTGCTGCTCAATTGCAAACNCAATCACAAGACACTATCAATCCTGAAGATGCAGAATTGACATTGGCTTTACCTACTGATGCTTACCAATACTTGTCAGTAACAAGTGATTTTGGTATCTCAGTTCGTGACTGGTTGAATAAAACATACGCTAAATTGCGTGTTATCTCTGCTCCTCAATTGAACTATGCTAACGGTGGTGCTAACGTATTCTACCTCTACGCAGAACACGTTGAAGATGGTGCTTCTGATGACAGCCGTACTTGGGTACAAGTTGTTCCAGCTAAGTTCCAAGCACTTGGCGTTGAAAAACAAGCTAAAGC